CCGCATCTTACGCATCAGGTCTTCTGTATTGACACTATTATATATAGAAAGAAATTCTCCCCAATACCAGCAAGTATTCATGAAGAGGGATATAAATATACTGGACTGTCCGGGCCCTGTTAGCGTATTGGCTAAGTCTTGAGCATCATCTGATATACAAATGCCCTCACCTTGTACCAACTCAGGTAATGAGGCACGACTTAATCCTAACTTGGGTAAACGTAAACTACGCTTAATATGAGTCCACCAGTGTGACTCAACAGTCTCTGTTGCCGGCTGAGCCACCCAATAACGTAATAGTATAGAAGCTTGTTTAGCCTCCTCATACACCCTGTGATTGCGTACCAATTTGCCAAACATTGATTGTAGCTCTCTTTTAGTGTACTCACCTCGCCCATTCTGTATAACTGGAGCATTGAATGCTCTAATACTTGCTCTCCCCAGGCGAAAGTCAATATCTTGGTCAACTAAAAAGGGCGTAGATCTTGTGTTACCTTGTAACAACGTAGTCAGTATTGCTACTTCTCGGGTAGTGAACCCTGACAAATTCAGTGCCCCTTTGTAATCAGCTAAAGCACGTATGGCTATATCAGTATCTGGGTATATTTGATTTACAGCTATTAAAGTGACGTTAACCTCTGGTGCCGTATGAAATAAGTGTGTGGGTACGGCAAACCTACCTTTAATAAAACCAAAGTGTTTACCAAAGGCATTGCCGCTACTACTATGTCCGTCATTATAGGTATACATATGCCATACCTTAATAGTATACTTGAACTGAAAAGCTTCAGTATTGTTAGCTCGAATTGTTTCATCTGATTGGGTAACCTCTTGTGGTAGCTGATCGTACCAACCTTTGATTCTATCTACAACTAGCCAAGTGCTTATATCAGTCAGAGACATCCCATAACCGTCATCTTGAGTTTCTAACATCCTAGCCAATAACTTGGGTCTATCCTCTTCTACGGCTGCCATTAATCTATGCACTTGTACCAGAGTAAGTGTGGTTTCATGATCATGTGTATTCATCTTAGCCACAATGTCGAATAACTCCAATTTAGCTAGTATTAAAAATAATAAGGATGTCATGTTATCATAAAACCCTTGAGAATACACAGTGTCAAAGTACATATTTAAGCGTTGTTCTTTGGCGTCAACACTGTGAACAACTTCACGGATGCGTTTAATCACGCTTTGGTAGTTGATAGTACCGTTCGTATTTAAACAAGACTTATTAACACCCAACAAAGAGTTATGCGTTATTTCTAAGTTCCAGGAACTTGGTATGCCGTATACTGTTCCCTTAGCTACAATGTGACTAGCATGGCGCATTTCCAAATCAAAAGCGTTCTTTGTGGCCTGTACCACTGCTAAATCTTTTTGCTTATTCATCTGTATGTCAGATGATTTTTTATCTAAGGCCAAAACGTTATCAACATGTAATTTGACTTCGTTCTTAGCCCAGATTTGACCATCAATGATGGATGTTGGGGTGGTTTTGAAAGTTGTGATGTCTGTGAATGTGTTCATGGTGGGTGGTGGGGTAGGTGAGTTAGTCTTTTTGTTTGGGGATTATAT